CCACTTCGGGCTCCTTGGGTTCGGGGGCTTCGATCTTTCGAGCGGGGGCAGACCGCTCAAGCACGGCACGAAGGTCGGCCTCCTTGGCCTGCACCTTTTCAAGAAACTCGATCTTGGCCTTGATCGCATCGGCCCGCTCCATGAGCGAGCGGAGCGAGTTCTCTTGGGCATCAGCAGCGGCGGCGTCGGCGGCCTCGCCTTCGCCGACTGGAGTTTCCTCGGTGTCCATCGCGGCCTGAATCTGCGCGGTGATGTTCGCCAGTTCGTCGAGCAGTGCCTTGATCTTGTCCACGGCGGAAGTCTCCTAGTGCTGATGGCGGCGACGCGGACGCATCACCTACGACAAACCTAACCATGTGGGTCAAGACCCATGCAGAGGGTGCAATAAAAAACTCACGCCGACTTCTGCTTGGCAACCTCGGCGGCGGCGAGGATGTGCTTGTCGGTCGCGCCGCAGTGACGGCAGCGGAGGTAGCGAATCTGGTATTCGCCGTGCCGCTGACTCGACGCCACAGAGAGCTTCCCGTCCCTACATTTTGGGCACTTTTCGCCTGACTTAGCGGCCATGCTTTTTGAGGTACTCGCGGAGTTCGATGGCCTTTGCCTTGGTGAGCAGGTGCCGTTCTTTGTTCACCGCCTGCGCACTGCGGAACGCGTCGTATGACCGCTTCGCCACCTTGGCGTCGGCGTCGGGGTAGGCGGGGAATGTGACCGGCCCGACGTCGATCAGCGAGCCGACGCGGGTCACGGTGCGGATTGAGCGGCCATCTTCCACGCTCCAGTCCTCGCCGCCCGGCGCGATCTGGAACGAGAACGAACTGCCACGCACGATGCCAGCCTTGATGTTCTCGGCGAGGTCGCGGCCATAGGTCGTATTCGGTACGGGGAACTCATACCGCAGCCCAACCTCGTCGACCACCATGCGGAGCGTGCCGGGGTAGCGGGCGAGCGGGTAGTTGGCGTCGTGATTCCAGAGGGCACGCGTCTCCAGTGGCGTTTTTCTGCCGCGTCGCTCGGCGACGATGCCAAAGGCATCGGGGTGGATTCGCTCGATGAACTCGCCGTCGAGTTCCAGCGAGTTGACGCCGAACTTGGCGGCGTAGCCCACGATCCAATCAGTGCCGGAGTCCTCGCCCTCGCTGCGGCGTTCCACGGTCAGAAGCGGAGTCGCCTCGTCGGTGTCGTCGATGATGAGCGAGCGGCGTTCAATGGTCGTGTCCATGCTGCGGTTCTCCTCGTCTGCGGCGTTCATTTGTTCAACCAACTTGCGGCTCCACGCGTAGCCGGGGTCGCTGCCCCACAAAGCCCACGCGATGCGACCGTTGCTCGGAAAGCCCGGCTCGCCGGGACTCCAGCCCTCGCCCTGCTTGTCTACCTCGTGTCGGTCGAAATACGCTTTCATCCGTCGCGCGGTGTCTGGGCTGATTGTTGTGCCGTTGGAAAGGTCGCGGGCACGAGCGATGCCGACCGCCGTGCCGCCGCGTCCGAACTCCTTGCGCCAGTCGAGCCCCTTCTGGGCCTCGTCGCGGACGCCAGCAGGCGGCGTGAAGTTGATGTGGTCGTATTTACCCGCCACGCTTTCGCCTCGCTCGTGGTGCTGGTGCCGGTGCCGGTGCGGCCATCGTGTTGACGCCAGCCAGAATCGCCGTGACCTGCGGAGCCGTGATGCTGGGGAACGAGGCTGCGATCAACGCGGCGGCTCCGTCCTTGGTCAGCAGGCCAGCGGGTATCTGCGACAGGATGGCGATGAGGCCGGTGATCTGCGCCCCGTTGAGCGAGACGTCGGCAACCTGCGGCTCCTCGGGTTGTGCCGGGGCTGCTGGTGCGTCGCCTTCGGCCGCGGCCAGCCCGCCCTCGACGCCTTGGCCGTCGATGCCGCTGCCCGGCTGCTGCTGGGCCATGACGTCTTCGGCCGACGGCGGCTTGCCAAGCGACCCCATGTTGAGTGGACGGTACCGCTCGTCGCCGCCCTCGACGGGGTCGAGGTTTTCCGACGCGCGAATGTCGTTGGTCGACACCACGCCGATGTCCCACATCGCCCGGTTGTAGGCGGCACGGCTTGCGTTGTCGCCTCGCAAGAGGCCTCGCACGTCGAACTCGATGATGTAGCGGTCGTCGCCCCCAAGCAGATCACGCATCATCGCCGTCTCGATGCGGCGAAGCAGCGGCATGACGCAGTGCGTCACGAACTCCGTCTCGGCCTGCGGCGACCCCGCTTCAAGGCCGAGCAGATAGCCGGGGACGCGGTAGAGTTTTGCGATCTCCTGCGTCTGGTAGCGGCGAAGCTCCAGAAACTGTGCGTCGCTGTTGCTGCTCTGCGGAAGGTCGTATGGCTTCAGTCCGCCGGTCAGCACTGCCGTTTCGTTTGAGTTCCAGACGCCGCCGTGGCGGCGGTTCCACTGCGACCGTAGTGCCTCGCGTGCCTCGGCGTTGAGTTGCCCCTCGGTCGAAAGAATGAAGCCGGGACGCGCCCCGGCAGCAAAGAATCTCGCGCCGTGAACCTCGCACGCCCGTGCCAAGGCCACCGCGTCCTTGCACTCCTCGACGATCCGCAGGCCGGTGATGCCGTCGTCGGACGGGCCGCGAACTTGAAGAATCTTGTCCGCCGGAATGATCCGCTCGGTGCCCTTGGCCTCGCGGTATTTGTACCGCAGTTTGCCGCCCTCGATGGTTTCGATCTTCATGCGGCTCGGGTGCAGCGGCTGAATCTCGGCTGCGACCAACTCCGAGAACGCGTCGCCCCAGAGGTCGACGTGCATGACCGCCTGCTCTCGCCACTCAAAGCTCGTTTGCCAGTTGTTCGGCTGCGTGTGCAGTTGGCGGTAGAGGGGCAACTCGCGAGCGATCCGCTTGCCGCCGCCTGCGGTGCGTTCGTACACATGAAGCGGCAGACTGGCGACCGTCTCGGCCCGCACCCGGATGCACGCAAATACGGCGGCGACTTGGTGAGCGTTGTTGGCGTCGATGCGGACGCCAGCGGACGATCTGCTCGACGAGTCCTCGTCCCACATTCGCTCCTCGCCGGGGAGCCAGAGGATTCGGTTGTCGGTTGGTGCGATCATATGAAGAAGATTTCCGGCTCGGATTCCGGCTTTGTCTCGTTGCCCATCCAGCACCCTATCGCCTGACACAAGGCCACGATGCCGTCGATGCGCTCCGTTGACTTGGCTTTGCTCGGGTAGATGTTTCCGTAGCGGTCTTCGTGCGTGGACGCGTTGCCAGCGCACCACGAGAGCACAGGGTGCCCGCCGTGCCTGACCTTCGCGTTGGCGATCAGGTTCTCAAGTGCCTTCGCAGGGGCACTCATCGCCCGACCGCCTTGCGGGTATCCTCGCACCTCGACCCCATCCCCTTGAAGCATGTTTGCGATCATCTGGCCGTTGAACTTGAGGTCGACCGCCAACTGCCTTACTCCGTACTGGTTGCACAGTTCCACGATGTCGCGGTGGAGAACGGTGTAGTCGGTGACGTTTCCGTCAGTGACCCGGATATGGCCGTCACGAATCCAGTCGAGGTAGGGCACCTTGTCCCGCTGGCTCCGCTCGGCGGCGTTCGCTTCGGGAATCCAGAAAAACGGCAGCACGTCAATGCTGCCATCGGACGGGTCGGGGCACACGATGACGAACGCCGTCAAGTCGTAGGTGGTCGCAAGGTCGAGGCCTGCGTAGACCGGGCGGTCGCCGAAGTCTCGCAGCGGCTCCGCTCCCTGCTGCCACAACTCCGGCGACAGCCACCGGACATCGGAGGTCGTCCACGTATTGAGCCGGTATCGGAGAAACGAGTTGAGCTTGGTTGGTGACTGCTCGGCCTCCTTCACGTCGAGGGCAAAGTCGGCAGGCTTGATCGTGACTCCCCACGAAGGATTCGCCTGCGGCCAGACCTCGGAGTCCTTCCAGTCGGCTCCCTCCTCCATCTCATAGATGCAGGAGAAGAACGTCGGGTCGTGCCTCCAGTTGGCCGCGACGGCACGAGCGTACTGGTACTGCTCGTAGCAGATGCCCTTGCGGTCGTAGCCCGCCGTGGTGATCGAGCAGAGCAGCGGCTGCTCGCGAGCCGCACCGCCGTAGCGGAGGGCATCCCACAGGCGGCGGTCCTTCTGGGCGTGAAGTTCGTCGAATAGCAGGCCGTGAATGTTCAAGCCTTCGGCCCGGAACGCGTCGGCGGACAGGACGCGGTAGAACGACGCCTCCTTGCGGTACGCGATGGTGCGGCGAGAGTCGATGACTTCAAGCACACGGGAGAGTTGCGGCGAGGCTCGCACCATGCTTGCAGCCTCGCGATAGACCACCGACGCCTGCTCACGATCCGCAGCCGCGCCGTAGACTTCGGCCCCGTTCTCGCCGTCCATGACGAGCAGATACAGGCCGATGCCCGCGAGGAGCGTGGACTTCCCTTGCTTCTTTGCAGTCGAGATGTAGGCCACGCGGTAGCGGCGTGTGTCGTCGTCCAGCCGCTTCCAGCCGAACAACTCGCCAATCATCACCGTCTGCCACTCAAGCAGCGTGAACGGCTTGCCAGCGTGCTTGCCCTTGCTGTGCCGCAGCCAGCCTTCGAAGAACTCGACAGCGTGCTTCGCGGCCTCGGGGTCGAAGTAGTAGTCAAGCCCCTGACGAACGGCGTCGCTTCGCAGCGTAGGCGGCAACCGGGTCTGTATCTGCGCTTCCATTCGTCGTTGAAACCTGTGACCTACTGCTTGGCGTCATGCCGAAGTCCTGCTGGATTCGCCTCAGGTCGTTGCGGAGCGACCGCTCGTCAACCGCCCACGAGTGTGGCTGCGTCCACTTGATGCGAAGCCGACCGTCCGTGCGGTTCGGGTCTGGCTCCATCATCACGTTGTCACGGCCGAACTGGCGGCACTTGTCCTTCGCCTCCATCCACTTAGACCACGTGTGGCAATAGAGAGCCCAGGCATCGACGTCGGCCTCCGTGAAGACACGCATCCGCCGCAGCATCGGCACGGTGTTGTTCCACTTCTTGACCGCCACCGGATCGTCCTCAATCGACTCTGGCGGATCGAGATTGTCGAGCAGTTCGGGCGTCGGCTCGTTCGACGGCAAAGCGTCCTTCGACGGATTCCCGCGAATGTATTTCAGGATCGACGGCTCCGGGGCCGGACCGCGCTTGCCCATGAGTCACTCCTTCGGCTTGAGCCATTTATCAACAACCGCTCTAGCAACAGCCTTGGTCATTCGCGGGGGGACACTCATGCCAATCATGTACTTTCCGATCCTATCATCCTTCGCCGCGTAATCATCAGGAAATGATCCAAGTCGTTTCTGCTCTCGGAACGTCAAGCGTCGGCACTCGCTCCAATGCCTCGCCGTATCCGATGCCGTCAATGTGCACGATGGCATCGCACCGCTAAGCCGCATAATCGTGAATCCAGAAAGTCTCCCCTCCGACCGCTTCACAAAATCAGCGTAGGACTTGCCCGGTTTTGTTCGGTGCCAGCATTTGAGGTCAAACGCTGCCGGGGCCGTTTGGTCTCGCTCCTCGTCGGACAAACACCCAAGGTCGGAGCAGGCTTCGCCAGCAGATACCCAGCGGTGCCGCGGCTTGAAGTCCAGCAGCGTGTGGCTCACGTCTTCCCTAACGGCACAGAAAAAAACTCGCTCTCGACGCTGCGGCACACCACAGTCGGCAGCGTTCACAAGAAACAACTGCGGCCTGTAGCCCAACTCCCGGAAGCGTTCCATGACAAGTTTTGTGTAGCCCTTCGCGTTTCCAAGGATCATCCCTTTGACGTTTTCTGCAATCGCCACTTTAGGACGCAGCCTGCCCACAAGGTCGAGGTAGTCGAAGAACAGGTCGGAAAGAACCTGCTTCGCCTGGCCTTCGCGAAAGTGTTTGTCCTTGCCCCATGCTGCTTCGCGGCTCCCGGCCATGCTAAACGTGGAGCACGGCGGAGACCCGTCAAGAATGTCGAGGTCAAACAGTTCGCTCGGTAGATCCATCTCGAGCAAGTCGCGTATCGGACACAGAAAGTAGTTTTTCGGCTTGATGTTCTTCTTGTAGTGCCAGGCCATCTCGGGGTCGATGTCGTTCGCTGCAATGACGTCGCAGCCAGCCAGTTTGTATCCCAGCGACGAGCCGCCACCGCAGGCGAAAGTCGACATGACTTTGATGCCGCGCGATGGAATACGCTTCAAGTCGGCAAGTCGCCAGGCGCACTCAGGGCGTCGTGGCGTTAAACTCGAATCCGCACTTGGGGCACTTGTGCTGCAAGTCGAAATCGTCAACGTCGATCTCCTTTGTGCTTGACTCTGGCTCTTGCTGATGCGAGTCGGCGTCGAGCGTTTCGTACAGCCCCGCCGCGGTCGCTGTGCTGGCAAGCACCTGCTGCAACGCCTCGCTCCCGGTGTCCACGCCGCGAAGCAGCTCATCCAACTTCGCTGCATCGGAATCTGCCATCGCCGCGAGCGGATCGAGCGTCGCGAGGAGCTTGTCGGCCTCGGCCTCGTTCACGTCAAGAACCAGCACCGGAACCTCGCCCTCGCCAAGCGTCTCGGCTCGTAGGTGGCCGTCGATCAGCATGAGCGAGCCGTCGGGCAGTTCGCGGGCGAGGCAGGCGTCGGCCAGCCCGACCTCGGCCAAGACTCCCCGGAGGGCATCCTGCTGGGCCTTGGGGTGCGTCCTCCAGTTCTTCGGATTGGGCCGGAGGTCGCTCGCAGGCACCATACGGAGCGATTTGACGCGGTTTCGGATGTTCATGTAGGGAAACTATTGGTGAAGGAAAACGGGTCGCAGAACGCAGATTTGGCGGCCGGAAAGGGGGGGGGCCGAAAACCCCCGAAAACTTCGACGCAGGGGTACTTTGTGGTTTTGCTGGTTGGCCCCGGTTTGCGACCCCCCCCTACGGGGTGGGGTTGGTTGAAATCTCCCTTTATCAATTACGTCCTTTGTCAAGCGTGCCGGATTCAAGAGGTGGCGGGAAATCCGTAGACGGTCTTTTTGCTGTGACACGACGCACACAGACACTGGCCGTTCGTCACCGCGTAGCGGAGGTCTGGCCGCTCGACGACCGGCACGATGTGGTCGGCGTGTGCCTCACGCTTCGATCCGCAGACGCGTCCGCAGGCCCGACAGGTGTAGTCGTCGCGGATGAGAACGGCGAGCCGCCACGCCCGGTGCTTCGCGTCGCAGTAGCCTCGTGCCGCCGCGTTCGGTCGCGACTCCCGCCGCCTCACCCGTGCGGTGCTGCGAGGGAGCCGGAACATATCGACGCGGCTTGGCATCTCAACTCTTGAGCGTGACCACGGCGGCAACGCCGGTGCCCGCAGCCTGACCGGCGAGCACTTGAAGGTACGGCACGCCGAACGTCGCGTCGGGCAGTGCGTAGACGCTGCCGACCGACGTTGACCCTGCGACCGTGATGTCGGCGGCAGAGCCATCGGCACCATAGACACGGCGGAACGTGCCATCGACGCTTGAGGCACCCCACATCTGCAGCGACGTCAGCGATGCCGATGCCGTGCCGAGATCGACCACCCCGCCAGCGAAGTCTTCAAGGTGCAAGGTCGTCGAGGTCGACGTTGCTGTGGTGAGCGTGATCGACACCTGCCGCGAGCGGCGGCGCATCTTGATTTCTGACATGGCGATTCTCCTTGTGTGGCACGGGTCAAACCCGCAACGTGGCCGTCGCCATGCACGGTAGCACCAAGCCACCGAACACTTGCAGACGCCGGGCAAAGCCAGAGGCATCCCTGCCTGCTGGCTCACCCGGAGAGTCTGGCTACTTGTGGCACCCATCTGCGTCGCACGCCGAGGCAGGGGCCGGAGCACCATGGCACGAGGTGGCACCGTGACACGAGGCCGTGGCACCGTGGCACCCACGGCTGGCCCGGGCCTCGGCACGAGCTTCGGCGGCGGCGGCACGGGCTGAGAGCCGGTCGGCCCGACGCTCGGCAGCGGTGCGACGACCGTGGCAAGACGACGCGGCACCATGGCACCCAACCGGCTCGGCAGCGCAGTCGCACGACTGCTCACCGGCGATGGTCACACCGATCACGAGACACACGAACGCGGCGATGGCCGAGTACAGAATACGATTCACAGGGAAGGCTCCTATCGAGGGTTGGACGGACACACAGACAATCAAACCAGACGAGTCAACGGTACCGCTTGCAGGCGAACCATCGGCCATGACCATAGGCCACGCCTTGATCCACCACGGTCATGCCGCTCTGCGAGTAGCAGCAACTGGAGAGGGCGGCAGACGGCGTTGCGCCGCATCCGCATCCTTCGTGGCTTCCGGTGCGGTTGCCGCCAAAGTGACCGACTCTGCCAAGCCTCGCCTGTATCTCGGCGACTCCTTGAGCCGTCGAGGTGTCGCCACCTGATGGCACGGCGGCATAGGTCGATGATGCCTGCCGTCGAGGCCGGGCGTCGGCCTGTGTTGCGATGATGGCGAGCAGGATGGCAAGAGCGATGCGGTTCATGTGGGCTCCTCTGGCTGCGGCTCGGGCGTGAGTTGCGGCAGAACGTCTGCGAGCGGCAGGATGTCGATCTGCTCCATGATCTCTGGAGTCAGGTGTTCACAGGCCCAGCCGAGAATGCCGCCGGGATACAGTTCGCTGAGAAGGTGACCACCAAGCATCCACCGTCCATCCGTGAGTTGTTTCGCTGTCGCAACGTGGCGAGGGTCGCCGTGCTCTTGCTGGATGGTGTACCACTGCACTGCCACTTCGTATGAGTAGACCAGCGCAAGGTCTTTGCACTCGTCGTATGGCATCGGGAGAGTCATGTCGGAGAGCAGCATCAGACGTTCCTCTCAAGGGCCGTTTGGAATGCCTGCATGATCGACGTATACGCGCTCACCTGTGACGAGTTGAGCCCGAGTCCGATTGAATAGGCAGAAATCCAAGAGTTGTGGAACGAGTTTGCCGTTCCGTTTGCGTTTCTGGCAAACACATAGAATGGAGCCGTACTCAATGACGCCCCGCCCGACACATCCGTTCCCTGAGTCGCTACAGACGCGCCGTTGTGCCAGTGCGTCAACAGAGACGACGATTCCCTGGAGGCGATTCGGTGCCCAGCCGTGCCGTGCCCATATGGAGAAAGCGATACTGGCGCGGTATAAACCCAACCATATTGAGCAAGGACTGCCGCCGACGAGAAAGCATCTGTCCCGAGCAAAAAGCGATTGCTGGTGGCGCTATCATTTGCACCAATGTAGTAGCGATTCACGTTTGTTCCGCTACTCTGTCCGTGATACACGGACAGATGGCCGCTCGTAAACGTCCCGATGTTGGCGATCGACAGCCCAGTGTTGAGGTACTTGCTGCTGCCATCACCAAGCAAACCACCTCCCGGCCCCATCTCCGCATAGTTCGCGCTTACGAATAGCCCACCGGAGTTGGTGTCGGTGGTGTTTCCGTACTGGCACGCCTGCCATGCGGTTGCTGTGCTGCCAAACTCAATCTGCGGTCGCCAGAGTTCAACAACTCCGTTGCAGTCGGAGTCATGCGAGCCGTCAGCACCGTTGACGGTTCCGATGAGGGCAAATCCACCTGTGTTATTGCTGACTGTGCCAGTGACAGAGATTCGCTGCCAATCTGTGGTGAGCGTAAACTTCTGGTAGACGCCTGTGCTCCACGCGGAGGTGTTGTTCGTCGCAAGGCGTATTGAGGATGCCCCACCGGATGCTGGCTTCCTTGCCCAGACAGAAAAAGTCCCGGTAGCATTTGCTACCCACTGGCTCCCGATCGACATTCTCAACGCAGCGTATGACGGCCCGCCGGCCAGCGTCACAGAAAGAGCGGTTGCCGTGCCGTCCGGCGCAGTTGCGGCAGCCCCCTTAGTCGCCGCGTTTACCGCGCTCCACACGCTTGACGCAAACGATCCGCCGTCATTCGCGGTGTTCTTCGTCAGGACATTTCCGCCCACACCCCACGCGGTTCCTCTGAAAAGCGGAACGAGGCAGGCATTGAGGCCGGTGCCAGCGAAAAGACTCAAGCGATAGAACCGATCTCGGATATTGGCTGCGGCGATCGCCTCACAGAACGTATTCACCGCGCTGGCTGTCGCGGTTGAGACGGTGCCGCCGTTGGCGTAGACCCGATTCACCCAGTCCTGCGCGTCGATGGACTTCGGCGTGAAGGACTCGCGTGGCCGAAGGAGTCGTGGCGACATGCTCATCGTTTCACCTTGCACGTTCCGCTGGTGCAGATCGTTCCGCTTTCCATGACCGCTGGCTTCGCTTCCACGCTTTCCACGCCATCACGAATAGCAGGCGCGTCAAGAACGGCTGCCCTTGCAGCAGCAACCGCAGCGGCTGCGCGAGCGGGCTCGGTGGCAAGCCTGTCTGCGTCAGCAGAAAGCCACACCAGAAGTGAGACGATCCATCGCCAGAACAATGCCATCACGGAGCCTCGTTGAGTTTCTTCCACACGAACATGCACAGGACTGCACCGGCTACGCTGAGAATGATGCCGGCCGGTGCGTAGTGGTTGCCCGTGATGATCGAGCCAACCAAGCCTCCAGCAACCGAACCGGCAACTCCGATGAATATGGTTTGCCAGCGGTTCTTTGCCGCCGCCTCTGGATAGAGCCACTCCGCAATGCTTCCAGCGATGTAGCCAAAAATCAGCCAGACGATCAGCGTGAACATCACCAGCCCTCCGCGTGACAAATCATCTCGCCGCCGCAATGAGACGCCGCATATTGCTGCTCGATTGGCTGCGGTGCTGGCTCTGCAAACACCGTGAGCCACAGCCCGAACTTCGCCACACGAGCGAGCAGGCGTGCCACAGGCCGCTGCTTCGGAACAAATGGATTCACCGGGTCAAAGCCAGGAACCGTCGCCACAAGATAGCCCGCCACGAGGCAGGCGGCGCACGACAATATCACACTACGCTTTGACATGGCTTTGCTCACAGTGCGAGAAGGTGATTGAGTTCAGCATGGTGTTTCGTCGTGACGTTTTCCGGTGACGGCGTGAGCCACTCGCGATGCTCAAGGTCGCGATACTGAAAGCCATCGACGCCGCCAATGGCGAATGAGTCAGACTGCCGGAGGATTGCTTCGGTGTCGGCCTTGCTAGCCCAAAAAGAGCCTTCTGGCTGATCCGCAGGCCAACGTGGCCCGCCGCACCATGCGGTGCCCCACGAGTTCAAAACCAGAGCACCGTCTGGCGCACCGTCTGTGTTGTTTGCTGCATGGCGGATACCGATTATGCACATGCAGTGTCCCCAACTCCCGCCTCGTGGCAGTGCGCCAAACTTGTCGCGCGTGTTCGTGGCCGCGAAGCCGACGTTGCTGCACACAGGAACGCAGTAGCCGCTTGAGATGGCTGCTGCCAACTCGTCCCATGTATCGACAAGGGCGACGGCCACAGCCTTGTGCTGATTCGCCTTGGCACCCAAATCCTTTGGCACGCCATACGCCCCCCACTGACGAGAGAGAGCGATGCTGTATTCACTCAGGTCAACCTCGTCTGTCTGCCTCTCGCGATAGAGGATGCCGCCTTGGCCGTTCTTCAAGCCGCTTACCCATCGTGCCGCTGCGGCACCAAACGACCCATCAGACCAGCCGGCGAACGCGACAGGAGGTAACTGGCCCTCCGTGCGACTCCCGCCGTAAATCGGCTCCGTGGCAACGAGCTTCGGCGGATGCGGCAGTCGGCCGGTCTTCCAATCGACGGCCTGCGAGATGTAGGAGCCGACGCCCCACCCAAACGATACGCACGTTCCAGCGGAGCCTTGATTCCACGCCCGGAACGGCTTGCCGTAGACGGCTCGATGCGCCTCGTCTGCAAAGCGGTAGAGAAACGCGTCGACAGGCTTTGACTGCTCCATGCAGTCCTGACCGGCCTGCCTGAATCGTGGCTTGTCGAGTGTGCGGAGGAACTCGGCCGTTGCTTTCGGGTCGGCCAAGTAGCCGAAGTTTCCTTCGATTCGGTCAGCGACGCGGCTGACATACCTGCTGGCAAGCGTGCCAAGTACGGCAGCAAACAGCACGAACATCACAGCCGACCACGACCAACGGTTATCGTGCTGCGTCATTCGCCGCCCTTCCAACTTCTCGATATGCCGTCACCCATGCAGCGCGCTGCTCTGGCGTCAGTGGGCCGCCATCAGTTCCGATGTGCTCGTCAAGGTATGAGGCGATCGCTTCCCGTGCCCGCGGCTGTCGGTCGCCAATGCTGATGCCACGGCATCGCAGTGTTCGTGCGGCCTTGCGAAGCTCGTCAACGGAAACGCCTGTCTTGAGATATGGCTGCGACTGCGTGCCGTCGTACTCGATCTCGTCTGCCAGTTCCTCGCATAGTGCGCCGACAATGGAGGCGTCATCACTGGCCGTCTCGCCAAGAAACACGCCACGCAGGCTGAATGGCCCTGATTCTGGTTCAGGCGTTGGCTCGTAACCTGATGGCGACGGCCACCACATCACAATCAACGCCAGAACAACAAGCCCTGACGCAATCAGTTTTCTGATGTCTGCGCTGCCACGCACTTTGGCGAGCAGTTCTTTTAGCGTCTTAGCGTCAACGCCGAAGAAAACGGCGCACGCCAGCGCAATCAGAATCATCGAGATCATTTGGCGGGTCTCCTAAAACAAGTCTGTACCGAATGGCCGACAGCCTTGCAGCCCTGCGGCTTACTCCGTGTCTCCCCGCGTTGGCCTCATATCGTTCGGAAAAGACACCGTATCGAGCGACACCGGCTGCGACTTCGTCACCTGCCGCTGCCGCCGGACGTCGTGCGACCACTGCGATGACACGACGGTCGCCCGCTCGGCAACCCGTGGGGCAAGAGCGAGGCCCGACATGCTCGCCTCGTCCTCCTCCGGCGTCGGCTGCTCATGGGGGTCATTCCGAAAACGCAGCCTGCGGTCTATCCGAAGCGTCAACGGGATGACGTCTCGCAGACGGATGAGTTGATCCTTGGTGATCGTCCAGTGCGTGCATATCGCGGCGTAGGACGAGTGGCTGTCCCACTGCATGGTCAGGGTCTTGATGCACACGAGGGCCGTGTCACCCGCCATGCCGCAACTCCTCCGGCACCCAAAACGAGACGCACCGCATCGAGGGGTTCAAGGCCAACCGGCACCGCGAGTCGATGCTCCGGTGAAAGCACACATGCTCGCAGTCCTCGCCCGTGTACCGCCCTTGAAGAAACTGCCGCTTGCGGTAGATCGCCAACTGGCCGAACGCCGACCGAAACTCGACCGGCGGGCTTCCGACCGGCGGGTGCCATCCGTGAAACCAGTTCTGATCCCGCTGCCTCCAGTGGTTCAGCCTCGCCGCGAACGCGTCGTAGTGAACCGCCATGACTGACTGTGTGATCGGCGGTGCCCACTCGCCCCACGAGTACGACGCGAGGCCGTAGAGCGTCGAGTCGAGGGCCATGTGGCCGACGCTGTTCATCACGCCATCGACGCTCCAGCCGCCCCACGGGTCGGTGTCAAACACGATGACATAGTCCGGGGTGCCGAGCGTCCCCGATGCAACGACTCGCTGGCACTCGGCACGGTACTCGGCGAGGGCATGGGTGCGAACGGCATCGGTGGTGTAGTTGAGGTGCGGCCTGCCGTTCTCGTTGATGCTGGCGAACGTGTTGTCGAGGTTCTCCCAGTTCTCCAGATAGTCTTTCGTGCCATCCGTGCTGTCGTTCTCGTAGATGAAGCACGACCACGATCGAAAGAGCAAGCCGGTTCGCTCAACGAGATCGAGCGTCCTCGGAAGCCACGGCATCGCGTTGCGGCAGATCGCCACAAACGCCACCGACGTTTCCGCTGCTTCCTCCAGCCCTCGTGTAACGGCGTACCAGTACGGTTCCAGAAACTCCGTGTCGGGGGGCAGCAGCGTGTCGGGGTTGTGCCGCTCTATCTCGTCAAGCGTGATCGTCGGCACCGTCGCCCTCCAAAGGCCACTTGTGAAGCGCGACACGTCCGGTCGTGTGCGTCGTCGTCAGTTCCGGGTAGACGTAGGTTCCGGGGACGCTGAGTTCGCCGTCTCCGCGAGCGGCGTTGGCGTGGTTGTGCCATGTCTTGATCGAGAGGGCAGGGTTCACGATCTCAAACCCGGCGTCGTGAATCTCGCCGAGGATCGCTTGATCGCAGCCGATGTATCCAAGCGGGATGCGGTCGCCAATGCCGACAAAGTCTCCGCCAATCCATGCCCATACGTCCTGCGAACCGGAGAAGAAACGCTCGTCACGAACGTGCCCGATCATGCGGGGCGACGTTGCACGCTCCCACCGCGTCAGTGCGACCATGCGGCCAATCGAGACGACGCTCTCGATGAGCCGTGCGGTGTGGTCGAAGATGATGTCGGCGTTCGCCAGCACGCACGCCTCGCCCTTGAACTGCTCTGCAGCAACCCGAAAGGCGTTGCCGTATCGCAGTCGCCCGTCCGGCGGCACCAGCGGAGCGATGCGAGAGAACACGCCGAGGGCCACGTTGGCCTCCATCGCTTCGTTGATCTCGTCGCGACGCTGCTGCGTTGACGGCGTGAACTTCTCCACCAAGAGAATCACAGCAGCGGCTCCGTCTCGGTGAAGTCGAGGTTCCGATCGCCATCAATGTCGTCAGCCGTGATCGGCACGTGGTGGTACTTCGCGTGCCACTCGGCGTTGGCAACGTGCGTGCCCTTCTCGGCACCGATGTTCTGGACGCGGCTGACGGTCGGGAACGCTTCCCATCGCGTGCCGCGGATGTAGTCGTTGACCACGATGTCCCACGATGGGCCGTCCTTCGTCGTCCATCGCGGCAGCATCTCATGCCAGCGGTCTTGCCACGTTCCCCACCCCCACGGCGTGAACCACCGCCGCCTGCCGCACTGGCCGAGGTTGCCGTTGCTTTTCTGCTGGTATCCGCTGACGGTGAACACGCTCTTGTCGTGCCGGTACTTGTCCCTCGCCCACGAGAACCAGAGCAGCGCGTCCCGCGTCGGCACGCAGTCGTCCTCGAAGTGCAGATGGAACTCGCTCTGCATGTAGTTGAAGCCGTAGATCATGCACATCTTCAAGGAGTCGTTGCACCCGGCGTGCTCCGTATAGCGGTGTGCCTCCCAGCCGTAGCGGTCGGCGATCTTTTGGCACTTCGCCGTCTCCTTGCACGGGTCAAGCAGGATGACGACGCGAGACGACGAGACGCCGATGCACTTCGACAACGCCTCGCACGTTCTGGCAAGGTACTCGGGGCGGTTGTAGGCAGAGATGGTGATGTTCACTTGCGAACCCAGATGGAGGCACCGTTGCGAACGAGAGCGTCGGCCCACACAAGCCGCCACTCGTCGTCGCCTAGAAGCTCTTTGTGTGCGCGGTTGCACTTGTACGCGTGAAACACGTCGTCAAGCATCAAGCAGCGGCACCGTGATTTCGCGAGGCGGAAGTCGTCGTACCCGGAGAACTCGTCGCCATCGACGAGGATGGCGTCGAACTCATCGCTCGACGATTCAAGGAAACCGGGAGCCGCGTTCTGCTCATAAAACGCCTGCGTCTCGTTCCACCAGAGGACGACGTGATGGCGTGGGTACCTCAGCGCGTTGTACGGCGACTGCCAGACATCGCGGTCGAAGTTCTTCGGGGTGAAGCTGGCCGACGAGATCGACGACATGCACAGCGGCTCGACCCACGTGTGCCCGGCGGCCACGGCTGAGAGCCTTGCGTGCCGCTCCGCGTTTGGTTCAAGGCACACAAGCCTCGGCGACTCAATCGACGCGAGGGCGTTGATGAACACCAGCGTCGAGCCGAGGCCATCGAACGAGCCAATCTCAAGCACCGACCGAAACGAGAACGCGTGGAGCGTCCTCACGATCGCCTGCCCAAAACTATCGAGCATTGTTATTTCGCCGGGCATCGCACCTTCTCGCACCACGCAAAGAACAGACCGTTCCAGTATCCGTTGGTGTCGTTCATCACGTCGCTCTTGTGCTCCGCAGTCAGCACGACGTTGAGCGAACCGGCGAGTGCCTTCATCCCGGCGTCGCAGCCTCGTCGCACTTGATCCCACGAATAGTCGTCAACGATGTAGAGGAACTTGTCGTCGAGGTGAGGCCACGCAATCGCGAGTTCGGCGGCGTGCTGCGCCTCCTCGTGAGGCCCGTCGTAGTGGTAGACGTTGAACTTCGTACCACCGAACGTCTCCGGCGTCAGGTCGGTGAAGAAGTTGCAGTCGTGGATCGTCGCCGGAAGGCCGAACCGCTCGGCGACGCTCGCGAGCTTGTCCCTCGTGTTCCCGAACTCGCTGTGGTTGTCCACGAGGTGGATCGACTCGACATCGTGGCCGAAGCAGAGGGCGACGGCAGTCGAGCCGCAGTACGACCCCACTTCAAGGATTCGCGGGCGGTCGACCGTCGCGACCGCCTTGTTGAGTGCGGCGCGGCTGAGTGCCGACGAGAACCCGTCGAGTTGCAGGACGTCTTGCCACGTGTTCATGCACGCGACTATGGCAAGCGAGTCAAGGTTTCAGTAAAGAAAACACCGCCTGCCGTGATAACGCGGTTATATGGAACCGGAGAAACACTGGTTCTGGCTAATCTTTTTCCACTTCTTGATCGACCTCAATTTGCCATCCTGCGGCAGCGTCGATTGTGCGATTTCCAAGCCTCACCCACGCGGCCCCTCCCCTGGCATTGATAAT